CACCAACACGCACCAACGCGCCAGCCGTTGCAGGCCCGACAGTAGCCCACGCCGCGCCATCGTAATACTGCACAACATTGGTACTAGACAAATAACAAAGTTGGCCTTCTGCCAGCACCTTTTCGCTTGTGCCACCAAACGCCGCGTCACGCGTAACAGTTGTAGCAAAAACAGGTACGCCTGTACCGGCACTCAAATTAAGATTTGATGCGGTCAGCACCTCGCCGTTAGCAAATAACGGTACTGATGTTTGTTCATTTGGCATATTGGGTACTTTATCCTAAAACGGGTTGCGGGTCGGTTATTCCAATAATTCCGTAAATAGCGTCATTAAGTATAAATTCGTAAACAATTGTTGTAGGGCTGGTACTGATCAAAACGCTATGGCCTGTAGCAAAATTTAGGCGGTGCTCGATGCCCTCAATCGCTAGCTCTTGGGCTAGCTCGCTTGTTGTTGCGCCAGTGGTAAAAGTTTTTTCTATCGTGATTGTGTCGCCAATTTCAAGGGTTGCTACCGTGTCGCGTTGGCTGTTGGTCAGCAAGGTAAACGAGGTTTCAACCGACGTGTAACGAGCCTCTGGTTGGCCGTTAAGTAGGTAGCTGGCTGCCGTGGTTATGGCTCCAGCTTCATGTAGCAAGCTGTTGCCAATGTTTGTGGTTTGTATAAAGTACGTGGCTATTGACGGGTCATCGGTAGCGGTGGCGGTTGTGTCGTTTAGCCCGGTTACTACAGCTCGGTTAATTACTTGGTCCGCTTCAAACGAAATGCCTACTCCCGTAAATTTAAGGGTGCCGGGTGCGCCGTCGTCGTGGAAATCGGCAGAGCTGCCAGCCAACGTATTGCCTAGCCTATTTTGAAATGTAAGCACCCCTGCTCGAGACATAAACAAACGGCCAAATTCGGCGGTGTCGTTTATTTGTGTTAAGTAGTTAAGTACGTTTGTACCAGCTGGCACGGTGTAAGCGGCGGCGTGGCCAAGGTTTACGGTGCCTGTAGCAATGTTGCGGGCCGCTATTGGAAACGCCACCTCTGGTAAATCTAGGACGGTTTCTATGCGCTCGCCCGAGGTTTCGGCGGTTACGTTTAGTTCGTTTAATACGGTTTGGCTTAACAAATAAAATTGGTCCGCGCAATACACCTCGACGGTATCGGTGCCCGCCAAAGCAAAGTTGTAATCGTAATTGACTATGTATCCGTTAAAAATAAATTGCGGGGCGTTAAGTGTGTCGTAGCGAATTAGTCGTACTTCGCGCATTGGGGCTAATCCGGGTAAAGCTTGCGCGGTATCCCAATACGGTGAATCCTCGTTAAACGGGTTAAAAACACCGCCCGCCAGTGTGTCGTCTAACGTAAAAGTCATTGTGCCGGCGCCGAAAGTGTCGCCTTGGTCCCGTCGTCCACGTCGCACGTTGACATTAAGCGCGCCGTCTAACACGCTGGCAAATTCGGTAGTTCCGTCTAATACGTATTCGGTGCTCCCGATTACTCCGCGCGTGGTGTCGTCAAGTGTAAAAGCGTCAACTAAAAACCCTGTAGCTATCTGTAAGTCATAGTTACCAGATTGAATAACGGCGGTAGCCATGTTATGCCACTTGTAATTGCAATGGGCCAGCGGTCCTCGAGTATGCGCGCAATGCGTTAACAACGCTTTGCCCAATTTCGGCGCTGGTTGCTAAACCGCCAGTTACGTTAATTGTTACACCGCCGCCATTACCCATGTTGCCCATTTGGGAAAGCGGTACTACGGCCTCGGGTCCAGCTTCACCAATAAGCGCCAAGGTTGGACCGGTGACTATGCCGCCGCTTGCCATTTTGGGTATACCGCTGCTAATGGTGCTAACAATTCTGTTTACGCGCTCGGTAACGATTACGTCGATGTTTACTGATCGTTTAAGGCTTGCCGCTATTTGGTCCATTTTGGCCATAAGTTTTGGCGTTAATTTTGTTAGTTCTGCCTCAAGTCCGTTAACAATAAATTGTGCTTGGTCAACGCCTGTTTTGTACCAATTGTTGGCGGCTTCTATGCCTACCTTGTTGGCTGCTCGTTGTGCGGCCTCTACAAGCGCGTTAGTTTCGTCTATGGCTGTCTGGCCGCCTTTAACAAGCTCAAGAGCTATCTCGGCTCCAGCCACGTTGCCAGCGTCCAAAACGTAACCCAAGGCGTCTTGAGAAAGGCCCATTTCCAAAGCTTTGCCAAGGTTGGTGCCGTAAACCTCTACGCCTTTTACTTGGTCTCGTAGGGCCTCTAAAAAGCCTTTAAATCCGTAGTCGCCAGCTTCAAGCGCGGCGTTAAAATCCAAAGCGCCTTTTACGGCGTCGCTTACTTTTGTTGCAAAATCGTTAAATTCGCCTTGTGCTTCCGCCAATTTATCCTTAGCGGTGTCTACAGCTTCGCCTAATTTTTCTTTTAATGCGGTAGCAAAACTTTCTACTTCTTTCTTAGCGCCGCCTACTTTTGTTTCAGTCTCTTTAAACTTTTTATTAAACTCGGCGGCAGCATCGCCGGCGCGCATTTGTTGTTGCGATGAAATGCCTAACGCTTGGTTGTAAGCGCCTGTTTGTTTTTCGGCATCAAAATAACCAGACCCAATCAGTCGTAAGCCGTTAATAAAACCTGCTATTGGGTTAGTTGCGCTTTGCAGAATTTTGGTAAATAAACCTATTTTTTGGTTGGCTTGTTCGGTAGGTTGTGGAATTTTTTTCATTGCGTTAGCAATGTCAATTAAACCGTTAGCAAATTCGGTGGTTGCTGGTAATAGTTTTTGTCCTAGTTGTATTTGGAAGTTTGCAAAAATTGCAGAAAGTGTGCGTTGGCTGTTTGCTAGTCCGTCGGCGGTTCGAGCAAAGTCGCCTTGCGCGTCACCTGTCTGTTTATAAATAGCAGATTGTGCCGCCAAAATCTTTTGTTGAGCTGTAAGCGCTCCGCTGCCTTTGTAAATGCCTAATTCCATTGCCTCGCTTTTAAGCGTCGCGTCGTTAAGCAATACACCAAAACGGCGTAAAGGCTCGCTCTCGCCTCGTAGGGCCGCTCCAATGGCCTGTACGGCTTCCTCTGGCGTTGTGTTGTTAAACGACGCTAGGTCGGTTGCCAGCGTTACAAAGTCGGTAGTGAATAGTGCTAGGTCCTCGCCAGCTAATCCGGCAGCTTTACCAAACGTGCCAAAAGCACCGGCAGCGTCCAAAACAGATTGCTTCGATTGACCCAAACTAGTAGCGGCGGTATCTGCAAAATCTTTAACACTTTTAGACGCCTTGCCAAAAATGATATTGACCTTAGATGTAGCTTCCTCAAAATCTGAGGCTGCCCTAATAGCCGGGGCAATAACTTGCGTAATAGTGCCAATCGCGGCGGCAGCTGGTAGCAAAGCGCGCTGCAAAATAAAGCCTGCTTTTTGCGTTGTTGTGGTAAGGCTTTTAAATTCGCGTTGAGCGTCGGCAACACCCTTGCCACTAAAACTTGTTAAAATCGGTATGTTAATTGCCACGGGATACCACCAAATTACGGTTTGTCTGTGTCATAACTTTACCCACAATGCTTAGTAGCTCGGCGGTTACTGCCGGGCGGTTGCTTTCTACGGCCTTGTCGATTACACGTGGGGCGTCTCCTACCTCTTTTTTTAGGCTGGCTATAAACGCCGTGTTGCGAATACCGCTAATGCCAGCGCCCGCGTGGTCATAGATAGCGCCAGCAAAACTCTTTTGTTGTACCACCATTAAACGGTATGGCTTGGCAGCGTACACAACTTGCCGCGTGTAGCCGCCTTGGTCAAAATCTACGTAGCGCTCACGGGTTCCACGTACACCAACTTTTACAACAAACCCTTTTTGCACCTCGCTTGTATTCCAACCCGCCTCACGTCCACGAATAAGAGAGCCGCGCACCATGCCCGAAAGCGGGGCACCGTTACCTTTACTGTTTGGATAGCTGGCAACCATTGACCGAGCCTCAGTAACAATTTTGGAGCCAACGGTAGTTATGTCTTTAGTTACTTGCCGCCTAATTTTGCGGTCTATGTCGTTTAATTCTTTAAGCGCTGCCTGCACCCCGTACACGTCTACTGATGCGTTTACTTTCATGGCGTCGCTACCTTTTTTTGTGTGCCTCTGTCAACACTTTAGCCACGGTTTGCAAGTCTTGTAGGTCAAATGGTATGTTAGGCGGCCACCAACCGACAGCTACTAGCACCTCGGCTAGCTGGCGTCTGTAGGTGCCGCTTCGATAAAACTTGGTTGTTCTTGCTCGACTACTTCAATGTTGACAAGCTGTTTAATGAAGTTGTCAAACTCTGCCGGCACAACAATTTTGTTTAACTTAGACGCTTCAAACGCCAAATAGGCTAGGTCCTCTATGCCAATACCGTTGGCCATGTCAGACGCTTTGCGTTTAAATTTTCTTTCCCACGCTACAACAACGTACAAGTTGGTTGTAACGGTGTAAGTGTTGTCTGGTAATTCAACTTTAAGCGTGAGCTGCACAACTAACCTCTTTCGTGTCGGGCCGTAAGTAGGCCGTTATTAGGATACGTCTACGGTGTACGCGCCGCCAGTAAACGTAATGTCAATGGTTGACAATTCGCCCATAGTTGCGTTAATCACTGGCAAAGATTCTAGATATGTGCCAGTCAAAGTAAAGCCGGGATTGGTTGCCGAGTAAGTGCCCGGTGTTGTTGGGGCAGCTGGCGAAACAATAACGGTTACTTGAGTACCGACAAGCGCTGCCAAACTAGCGTAAGTCTCGCTGGCGGCGTAGCTCATGTAAAGCGTCAAAGTCAATTCATTGTTTTGGAGACCCGGTGACATAAAACGAGCAATGTCGCCAAACGCGGTGGACTCGAGCGCCTCAACAGTTTGTGTAAGCGTTGCTGACGTGCACTGATCGCGCAAATTAACTGTTGCGATAATTACGTCTGGATTAGAGAGATAAGTTGTTGTGGCCATTTTAGTTACTCCTCGTTTGTGTCTATGTCTTTTTTAGCATTTTTTACGGGCTTAGGTGTGGATACTGCAATAAAACCGCCAGCAAGTAAAGCTTCAATGTTTGCGCCGCGCATTACTGCTAGGTCGGCGTCAAATTCGGCGCCCGGTGTTCCCACTCGAGGGCTAACTACGGTGTACTTGGTCATGCTGTTGTGCTCGCTTTCAAATCTATAGTTAGATCATAGGCGGCGTACTCGGCGCCACCGTACACCGCTACCGTTGGGCGTCCGCCAGTAACCGCTACGTTTTTAGCAAGTAGTTGAGATGCCATATTCATTAGCGAGCGTTGAGCATCTAGGTTGCCCGGGCCAAGGGTGATAAGTCTCACGGGAAACGTAATCTCTACAATGTTGAAGTTAAACGCCACAAAACTTGGCGCGTCAATGAACGCACAAGGCGGGTTTATAGATCGTGGGTCATTTGTGACGGTTAGCCCTGTAATGCTCGTTAGCGTGGTTGTTAAGTCGTCTAGTGCCACGTTAAACAGGTCGGTGTAAGCGGGTACGGGCATTAGGCCACCGCGGGGCGGTCAATACCCAACAGCTGTTTAACCATTGGGCTAAAGCCTGTAGACCCGCCGCTCGACATACCGTCAAACGATGCAAAATCCATGCCAGCGCTACCACGTTGCCTATACAAAAAACCTGCATAAGCAATAGTCCCGAGGGTTACAGCTGCGTTAGGTGACGTGGTAAGACTGTCAACGTACCCGGCTTGCTGTCTGCGTTTGTAACAAACGGCGTTAGCGCTTGTGCGGCATTGCGTTAAAAACGCGGCGTCGCCAGCCGTAGCCGTTCCTATGCCTAACCAATCCTCAACTTGACTGTCAAGCGTTACCCACGTACACGTAGGCGTAGTTGTCAATGTGCCAGTAGCGGCCACAATTTCTACGTTGTCGGCGGTCCGTGCATAAAGCACTTGGTTTTGGATTGGAAGCTGATAGTCAAAGGTAAAAAACCCTTGCTCGTCTACGCCCGTAAAATAGTATTGCGGCAAATCCGCTACTAGGTACGTGCCGTTAAACGTTGCGTCTACAGCGCTAACAACCACCGATTGGCCAACCTCGAGCGGGTCCGCGTTTGTTTGTAATACTAAAACCGCGTAATTGTCGGTTAAGTATTTTTGTGTGACCGAGTAAGCGGCCATAATGGCCTACCTTTCGGTTATCAGACGAACTTAACGAACTTGGTGGCGTCTGCCATGAAAGCGGCAGCGTAACCACGGAAAGCAATCGTGCGGCCCATAGTTGCAGGAACCTCAACGCTAATTGCACCCTTTTGCTGTTCGTAAAACTCAAAACCAGCAGCAGGACCAGCAGCGTGACCCATAAACGAGCCCGGTGCGTTCTTGTCAACAACAAGCACCAAGCCAAGCGGGTTGCCGTTCCATGACGTTGCAGCCGAATTGCCCGCAGCGTTTTGGCCCATCAAGTTTGGTGCGCCCGTGTATGGAAATACTGGACGATCCGACGAATCGGTAGCGCTTGCAAGAGCCGCCCAACTGGCAGGTGTTACAACCATATGAGTTGGCAAGTAGTTAGACGTTGCCGAAATTTGGCGAGCGCCCTCGTAAATTGCTGCTACCCAATCGGCGCCGCTTGTGGTGTCTGCAACTGCTGAAGTTTGTGCGATTGCTGCATGGCAAGTGTCTACGGCGTAGTTGTCGGTTGCTTGGCCGTAAGCGATTGCGAGCTGGTTCAAAATGATGTCAATGCTTGATGGGTCTGACCAATCCAAATCTTGTTCGGAAACGGTCACGTATGTTCCGAAACTTAGTTTTGAAACGTCGTTGTTTGAAACAACAACGGTTGACGCGTTCAACGAGTCAAACTGTGCTGCCTGTTGTGTAACAACTGGTCGAGTTGTAATTACTGGACGGCGGAAAGTTGCGCCAGCTGTCGGCATTGCGCGTGTCCCGATTGCACTGACAAACGGCCTGATTGGGTTAAGCGAATCGTAGACACTCCCGGTGATGATTTCTGGCAAAATACCCGGTGTCGATTCAGTGTTAATAAATGGTGCAACGCCCGGTGCAGCTTCAACAACTGCTTGTTTAATGTTTGCGTTGAGCTGTGCAAAATCTGCGCCGCCACGTACATAACTAGCGATGTACTCTGACGTGCTTGGCAAACGCAATTTGCGCGGCTGTGCGTAAATTGTTTGCACTGTTGCGGCTTCGATTACGGCTGGTGTTTCCATTGTCTTTTCCATTTCGTTTGACTCCTCGTTTTCGTCTTGTGTATTATTTAACTCTATTTCGGTTGGCTCTTGGTGGATACTCGCAGCTACGCGTTGCACCTTGGCGGCTTCAAAAGCGCCGTAGGGCAAAAGCGATAATTCCTGCCAATCGGCTTTAGTAACAACCATTGTTCCGGCTTCGTCAAAACTAAACTCAACGGGCAAAATACCTACACTAAGAGAATCAAGCACTCCGTCGCGGGCGAGCTGAAGCGCCTCGTCCCCGAGTCTTGTCTCGGAAATGCGGGCCTCAAATAGGACGGTGTCGCCTACTAATTCTCGAGCGGTCACTAAGCCGATTGGGCTAGTCT